AAAACGTTCATTGAAACGTCAGTGCGAGTACATTTTAGAAAAGGAGAGCAAGGGATATGAAAAAGAAGAAAACAGCTAAAGAGCTTTTAGGAGAATACATTGATATAGAAATTCAAGTTGATTCTCCTGAACCCGATTTAGACACTCTTTTACCACAATTAAACTCGGTCAAAGCACAAATCAAAAAGAAGGTCGATGGCATTGACCATTTTATGATGGAACTTAGTAAAAGAGAACACCTGATAGACGCAGAAATTGAGGCTCTCAAAACCGAAGAAACACGACTAAAAGTAAGAAGAAAAGCAGTACAGAACTTAAAGGATTACTTTAATGGAAACCTCATACCTATGATAGTAGAGGAACTTGGAGACCATAATGGAGTCTATGAAACAGCTACGGCAAGATACAAGTTATATGAAACTTGGGGCCCAACTGTTGTACTAGATGAAGAATCAGTACCAGATGATTTCAAGAAAGTAACTATGACTGAATCAATAGATAAAGTCAAAGCAAAAGAAGTTCTAAAGTCTGGTGCTAAGATACCCGGACTTGCACTTACTAAAGTCAAAAGAGTAAGGAGGTCTTAATGAGTAAATGGATTGATATAATGATAACACCAGAAGGAGCTGCATTAACACTTTTACAGTTCTTTCAAATAGCAGTATATTATATTAAGACAGACCAAATGGATTACTCAGGAGACACATACGAAGCAAAAGGACTAGATATATCAGTATCAATATGGAAATTTGCAACACACTTACACTTTAGCTTATCGGAGAAAAACAAATGTCAAGACGTAGTAATAGCCAAGTCGTAATAATACACGATTTGCTTAAATCTGGGTTAGGAGTAAATCCACAAATGGCTTTAAACAGATGTGGATGTTTTCGACTAGCCTCAGTGATACACATTTTGAGAAAACAACACGGTCAAGATTACATAAAAACAAAACGTGTAAAAAGTCACACTGGAAATTCTTACGCGGAGTATTACTTAGCGTAATAAGGGGAAAGTAATAGGGAGTGGATTCATTGAAATTATTCAACGCTCCCTATTACAAAGGAGGACAAATGTCACGATTTAATAAAATGGATAACCGATCAGGTGGAAGACCTAAAAAGAAAAAGGTAAAACCTATAGATAACCCAGACTATTTCGCAGGTTGGGAATGGTTATTCGGTAATGGTAAACAAAACACCGTTAGAACTAGAGAAGGTCATCAGATTACTAAAAAAAGAAAGAACACTATATACGGAGTATTGTTTTATTGTAAAAAATGCGAAAAAACTTGGGAACAAGATAAAGTACTAATGCGAACTAATGGAGAAGGGATTGAACATTATTCAGACTTTCCTACCAGAGGTTTGCCACGTAAAAAATGTCCACATTGCAAAGGAGGTCGTAATGGAGGTAATCTTCAAAACACCAAAACCAGACCAAAAGACTAGCGAAATAGGGTTATTTGATATTATATTAAGAGTATTAGATACTCATAGAGTAGCTGGTAAACAGTTCATAGCAGAAGCTATATGTGAAGAGTTAAATGACAGGGGTATAATAAATGATTTATAAAACTAGCACCTTAATACATTCAGTTAACTGGAGAACTAAGCAAAAGCAAATGACTAATGGCGAACTTATTGGCTTTTATAATAAGTTGCTTGATAATAAAGTAATAAAGCCTAAAGGAGCAGCACACAGAAGGCTGCTAATATTAGAACTAAGAGCTAAGAATGCCAAAAAAGCTGACTAAAGCGGAGTTTAAAGATGTGCTTTTCCCAGTACACAAAACTTACTGGGAAAAAGCATATCGAAAGCTGTCAGCTAAAATGAGCACCTTATATAGTAGCTTAAAAAGAAGAAGTGAAGTCAGCGAAGTAAAATTTACCATAACTAAAGAACAAATAAGAAAAAAGTTTTATGAAGCATATGGTAAGAATTGTAAATACTGTACTAAGCAGCTAACATTTAGAACTATCGCCTGTGACCATATAGTACCACTTATTAAAAAGGGTGCATCATCTAATAAGAATTTACAACTTATATGCAAAGCCTGTAATACTCGCAAAGGCCCATTAGATGAAAAAGATTTTGATATACTTATTCAACTGGTTCAAGAGCTACCAACTGAAATAAGTCTTTATGTAATGAAAAAGCTCGCAAAAGGAGGTCGATATTGAAATATAAAATATTGAAACCAAACAAGGTATCTCTTGCCGAAGACAACGAAACTAATGAAATAAGTATAACAATAGGAGAACTTACTGAACTTCATAGAAACGGAGAATTTAAACAGTTTATTCAATTAGATACAGAAGCAGTTGAATACGTTAAAAATTCTATGTTAATAAATTTTCCAAAATTATGGGAAAAAGACCCAGATGGATATTATTATTACTGGAAGCGTTATAAAAACTCATTTGAAATTGATGTTCAATGGGAAATCGAACGCACACCATACCGTAAAAAAATAGCAAAACAGTCTTTTAGAAGAGCAAGGGGAGTC